GACATACATCTTTAAAAATTCATTTCCGACTTCAATAACACCAGGTCCTGCATTAGATTCTTCAGCTGCAAGTGATATTGCAACATTTACTTGTACATGGCAGTATCAAAACTACTCAGTTAGTGGCGTAAACTTCTAATAGTCTTGATTTAAACCTTTATAAATAAAAGACAATAAAGGAGATTTTATTATGGCAGAACTATTTGGTTTTAGATTTGAAAAAATCAAAGACACCAAAAGTCAAGAAAAATTCACAGTACCCCCAGCTGATGACGGAACAGCCGAAATAGCAGGGGGTGGTTTCTTTGGTCAAGTTTTAGATGTAGATGGTAGAGATAAATCTGAACTTGATTTAATTCGTAGATATCGTGAAATATCCCAACAACCAGAATGTGATTCAGCAATTGAAGACATTGTAAATGAAGGTATTGTATCTAATGAAAAAGACCAAGCTGTTTCTATCACTCTTGACAGATTGGATTATCCTAAAAGTATAAAAAATAAAATAAGGGAAGAATTTGACCATGTGTTAAGTCTTTTAGATTTTGATGTCAAAGGACATGATATTTTTAGAAGATGGTATATTGATGGTAGAATTTTTTATCACAAAGTTATAGACAAAGAAAACCCTAAAAAGGGTGTCGTTGAAGTAAGATACATTGACCCTAGAAAAATTAGAAAAGTTAGACAAATTAATAAAAAAACAAAACCAGGTTCATCTATGGATTTAGTAAGAAATGTAGAGGATTATTTTATCTACAATGAAAAAGGATTACAACAAGGTCAGATGAACGAAGGTATTAAAATATCAGATGATTCTATTACATATGTACCATCTGGTATAATTGATATGAATAGAGGTCATGTTCTAGGATATTTACACAAAGCAATTAAACCAGTCAATCAACTAAGAATGATTGAGGATGCTGTAGTTATTTACAGATTATCTAGAGCACCAGAAAGAAGAATATTTTATATTGATGTAGGTAATCTACCTAAAATAAAAGCAGAACAATATCTAAAAGATGTTATGAATCGTTATCGTAACAAATTAGTTTATGATGCTTCAACAGGTGAGATTCGTGATGATAGAAATCATATGTCAATGTTAGAAGACTTCTGGTTACCTCGTAGAGATGGTGGTCGTGGAACAGAGATTACTACATTACAAGGTGGACAAAACTTAGGTGAAATAGAGGACATAGAATATTTTAGAAATAAACTTTATCGTTCATTAAATGTACCTGTTTCAAGAATGGAGGCTGAAAACAATTTTAGTTTAGGTCGTTCAACAGAGATTACAAGAGATGAATTAAAATTTACTAAGTTTGTACAAAGACTAAGAAAAAAATTCACCCCACTTTTTACAGATATATTAAAAGCACAACTTATACTGAAAGGTATTATTACTGTAGAAGATTGGAATAGTATGAAAGAACATATTCAGTATGACTTTTTACAAGATGGTCATTTTGCTGAATTGAAGAAAGCAGAATTACTACAAGACAGAATAAATGCATTAGGTTCTATTGAATCATATATCGGAACATTCTATAGTAAAGAATATGTACAAAAAAATGTTTTAAATATGACAGATGCTGAAATAGATGAAATGCAAAAACAAATTAATAAAGAAGCTGGAACTGATGTTGAGGATGGTGGTATTGATATGCCAGATGGCGGTGATGGTATTACTAGATATCCACAGGATGCGACAGGTTCATTTATATCCCATGATGACTTAGAAGGTAAGTCTGATGGTGTAAATAATAAAGGAGATAATGATGGCGGAAACTAAAGATATAATAGATGCTTTATCCACAGGTGATAATCTTGGAGCTGAGACAGCATTCAAAGATACAATCAAAAGTAAAGTTGGTGATGCACTAGAAACAAAAAGAAGAGAAGTTGCAAATTCATTTGTAAAATCTTCCGATGCAAAAGGAGAAGATGAGGGAGATGGCGAAGTTTAAAGATTGGTACATACCATTCTATGAAAAGGATGAGCACAAAAAATCTAAGGAATATAAGAAACTCAGCCCTAAGATGAGGACTGCAGTGGATGATATTTTTAGAATTATGGATGCCAAACCTTCAGATTTCCTAAATACTTTTGAAAAAACTATAAAACAGGCTAGTAAAAAACACAGGGTAAGAGAAAAAGACCTGATGCAATACTTCGAGCGAGAAGTATTGTCAATTTAAAGGGTAAAAAAATATGTCATTTACAACAAGAACATTAAGAGACACAGTAGTAAATGCGGCTGGCGCTGGTGGAACGGTTACAGTATTAGTAAACATTCAAGATGATACTACAGCAAACAATGCTATTTTAGATGCTAGTGCACTAGATGGTCACGCAAATGGAGCTAAATTAGATATTAAGAAAATATGGTGGCAGCTAGTTCAAGGAACTGCTGATGATAATACTGGTCATGTGGACATTCAATTTAAAGGTGCTTCAGCTGACACAGTTGCAATTAGACTTGCTGGTACAGGACATTATGATGGCACTGCTGGATTAATTAAATCAAATGCAACAAACACATCGGCAACATCTGGTGATTTAGAGATGAGTTGCTTTGGAACATCTGGTTCAGTTATTATTGAACTAGTCAAAGATGAGAACTTTACAAGTTAAGAGATATGAATAAAGTAAAATTAATGTCAGAATCAACTTTACAAGATGTAGAGTATATTACTGAACAAAACGAAGACGGTAAAAAAAATTACAAGATAAAAGGTATCTTTATGCAGGCTGATATCAAAAACAAAAACGGCCGTGTGTATCCTATGGAAATACTTCAAAAAGAAGTTAAAAGATACAACAAAGAATTTATCAATGAGAAAAGAGCTTATGGTGAACTAGGACACCCAGAAGGTCCAACAGTAAACTTAGAAAGAGCTTCTCACATGATAACAGCACTATACCCAGACGGTAAAAATTTTGTAGGTGAAGCTAAAGTATTATCAACACCTATGGGTAATATCGTTAAGTCTCTCATGGATGAGGGTGCTAAACTTGGTGTTTCTTCAAGAGGAATGGGAAGTTTAGAACAAAAAAATGGTGCGAACTATGTACGAGATGATTTTTATCTCGCTACAGCTGCTGATATTGTTTCCGACCCTTCAGCTCCAAGTGCTTTCGTAGAAGGTATCATGGAAGGTAAAGAGTGGGTTTGGACACATGGAGCATTATTGGAGGCGGATTTAGTAGAGATGAAAGAAAGGATTAATACTAAAATTCGGAAAAAACAAGCGTTAGAACAGAATATAGAGTTTGCAAAATTCTTGAAAATGTTGTAATGTATAAATAATGACTAATATAGGATTAAATTAAACAACACATTAGGAGATTATCCGATGGCTAATGAAATCGAAAAAACTATTGAGGAATTAGAGGCAGAAGTCCTAAGTGAGCTCGAAGAGCAATCGGCAGACGCTCCAAAAAAAGGTGCCGCACCTGCGGAACCTGCATTAAAAGCTTCTGATGCTTCAAGTGTAACACCAGGTGGGGAAGTACAAGATATGGGCCCAGCTGTTACATCACCAACACAAGCATCTGGCCCTGGCACTCAAGCTGGTAAAAAAGCGAAAGAGGCTTCAGGTGATGCTGCTCAGAAGAAAGAAGGTAAACCTGATTCTATGGATACACCAAATGACGGCGAAAAGAAAGTTGCTAAATCTTTAGCAGCTGGAGATGAAGTCGAAATGAAAGATGACCAAGAAACTATTTCTGAAAAAGAACAAACTGATGAAGGCATGCATGATGATAAAAAAGAAGGTATGCACGGTGAAATGTCTAAAATGGAAATGATTAAAGCTATGAAAGACATGGAAACAGAAATGAAAGAAATGGACAAAAAAATGGTCATGTCAATGTATAATAAAATGAAAGAAATGATGGCAAAAGAAATGTCTCATGAAGAATCAGAAAAAGAAGCATTGAAAAAAGAAGCTGTAGAACAAAGAATTAAAGAAATCAATGTACAAGAACATGTTGAAGCTCTTATGAGTGGAGAAGGTGACTTGTCAGATGATTTCAAAAAGAAAGCTGCTACAGTTTTTGAATCTGCAGTTAAATCTAAAGTTCGCGATGAAGTCACAAGACTTCAAGAAAACTATGACAATGAGTTAGAAGAAGCTACTAAGTCTGTTAAAGCTGATTTAACAGAAAAAGTAGACACATATCTAAACTATGTTGTAGAAGAGTGGATGAAAGAAAATGAACTAGCTGTAGAAAGAGGTCTAAAAGGCGAAATCGCTGAAGACTTCATAGCTGGACTAAAACAGCTGTTTGAAGACCATTATGTAGACATCCCTGATGAAAAATATGATGTACTTCAAGCACAATCAGACAAGATTGCTGAGTTAGAAGAGAAAGTTAATAAAACTTTAGAAGAATCAATCAACTTTAAAAAGTCGAATGATGAACTAACTCGTAATAAAGTTATTTCAGAATCAACTTCTGATTTAGCTGACACAGAGATTGAAAAGTTCAAAGAGCTAACCCAAGATGTAGACTTCGAAGATGAAGAAAGCTTCAAAGGTAAACTTGATACTTTAAAGGAAAGTTATTTCCCTAAAGTTAAAAAGGAAGCTACTGAGACAATAGATAATGTAGAAACTGGCCCTGCACAGGACATTGACATGACGGATTCTATGGCTGCGTATACGAAAGCTATAAGCAATCATGGAAAAGGTTTTGACACGGGTGCAACTAAGTAAATTATAAAATAATAGGAGAAAACATATGTTTCAAACAGAAAGTCTTCAAGAAAAGTGGTCGCCAGTCCTTGCACATCCTGATTTACCAAAAATTGATGATGCATACAAAAGGGCAGTAACTACAGTAATTCTTGAAAACCAAGAAAAAGCTATTAAAGAAGACAGGAACTTCCTTTCAGAAGCAGCTCCAACTAACAAAACTGGTGGAGATGTTGAGAACTGGGACCCAATTCTAATATCTTTAGTTAGACGCTCAATGCCTAACTTAATAGCATATGATGTCTGCGGTGTACAACCAATGACAGGACCTACTGGCTTAATCTTCGCTATGAGAGCAAGATTCGCTTCTATGGACGGTGCTGAAGCACTCGGAGATGAAGCTGATTCTGGTTTCTCTAATGATGACGCAGCTGGGGACCTAACATCATCTGCTATGACAGGTTCAAACCCTGCAACACTAAACGATAGCCCATCTGCTGGTACATACTTATCACCAACTGGTATGAGTACAGCACAAGGTGAAGCTCTAGGTGATTCATCTGGTAACGCTTTCGCTGAAATGGCGTTTAGTATTGAAAAAACAACAGTAACCGCTGTTACTCGTGCTCTAAAAGCTGAGTATACAATGGAACTTGCTCAAGACCTTAAAGCAATTCATGGTTTAGATGCTGAGACAGAACTTGCTAACATTTTATCTGGTGAGATTCTTGCTGAGATTAACCGTGAAGTAGTTAGAGACATTTATGTTTCTGCTGTTAAAGGTGCTCAAGTAAACACAACAACTGCTGGTATATTTGATTTAGATACTGATTCAAATGGTCGTTGGAGTGTTGAGAAGTTCAAAGGTTTAATGTTTGCACTTGAAAGAGATGCTAACGCTGTTGGACAACAAACTCGTAGAGGAAAAGGTAACATAATCATATGTTCTGCTGATGTAGCGTCTGCGTTACAAATGGCTGGAGTATTAGATTACACACCTGCTCTAAACAACAACTTAAATGTTGATGATACATCTACAACATTCGCTGGTGTTATGAACGGTAGATTCAAAGTGTATGTTGACCCATATGCTGCTAATGTCGCTGCTTCACAATACTATGTTGTAGGATATAAAGGTACATCACCATACGATGCTGGTATTTTCTACTGCCCATATGTACCACTACAAATGGTTCGTGCGGTAGGTGAGGATACTTTCCAACCAAAAATTGGATTCAAAACTCGTTACGGTATTGCTGCTAACCCATTCCATACAGGAGTGATATCAGCTGGTACAGCAGAATCAACAACAATATCTGCAAATACTAACAAATACTACAGACGCGTTAAAGTAACAAACTTAATGTAAGATTGTTTCTTTATCCAAATGAATCGGGGCTCTTCGGAGCCCCTTTTTATTTCCTCTAAATATTCACATGAAAGATTTAGCAAAAATGAGGAGATAATAATTTTAAAAGAAAAAATTGAAATGTTTTTTATTGATATTATTTTGTGGGCTATTTTTATACCCATATTCATAATAAAATTTACATTATTTTCGCCCATAATATTTTTTTATTCTTTCATCAAAAGAATGACAGTCCACATAAGTAAACACATCTATTGATTTAAAAGAATAATCTATTACAGCACCATCACCAAACTTAGCACCCACACCAATATATGCCTTAATTAAAGATGGTAATTTTCTAAAAATATTTTCAGGCAAATTACAATGCGAGTTCATAGGTGCAATTTTATATCTTCTTCCTGTAGGAAAAACCATAATGTCTTCGTCCATTAAGTGATATTTTTTTAAGTATGACAATTCATTAACAATTTCACCAGGATTTATAGTCCAAAAACTTGCACACCCAAATAGAACATCAATATTATTTGATACAATATAATTATATAAAGCTTTCCATAAAAGTTTTAATGCTGGAGATTTTCTATATTTGGGCAAAATACATGTGCGACCTAACTCTAAAAAATTATTATAATCTGTTGTTCTCAATAAATCTAAATCAAAACCCATTTGTGCAGAATAGGATTCATCTAATGATTCTTTATTATTATACTCTAATAAACGATATGCACCTATAACTTTTTCAGGTTGCCAAAAAGATTCTTTAACTTTTACAATTATGTGTTTTGCTTTATCATCAT